TAACAATACTCTTTGCCCTCACATTCATGCCACTTAACGAGTTCATATTTGTTGTTGAATTTACACCAACGGAACTCAATATCACGAAATCTCATTCTTCATCCTCTTCATAAGGGAACATTTCATCATACTCTTCATCAGTGAGAGTCAGATACTGAACATCAGCATCTTTATGTTCTTCGGCATACACCAACTGATAGTGAGCAAAACTACTTTCAGAAGTGCTGGCATACTCTATAAGTCCATCAACCAGGCAAAGATAGTTCATTTGGTTTCCTCCAACTCATCAAGTTTTTCATTCACAAAATCAGTAATATGAATCTTATTCACATCCACACCTTCATCTTGGCAGTCAAGAATAAACTCCATAAAAGAACCAAGAATCAGACAAGCACGTTTCTTATCGTGCTCTACAATTGTAGTATGAGGGTGAGCAACGTAATGAGTAATGTGCTCGTAGAGTTGGTCGTAGGTCATTGTTGTTCCAAGATAGTTTTGATTTGTTTGAGGTCTTCTACTCTTTGTTTGGCAATGTCATACTCTTCACAATACCAGTCAAGATCATTGACTTCGTGATTGGTTTGCTCCCTAATGTCCCATTCAAGACATTGTAGGTGCCCTTCTTGGTCTTTTATAAAGTATTCTAAAGTATCAATCAAAGACATTAGAGCACCTCCCAATCACATTCCCAGAAATCATTAATATTCACCCAGAAAAAGTATTTCTGATTCTCTGATGCGAGAAACAGCATACCATCACCTTTGTCCTGTTCCACAATACAGATAGGATTGTTGTCCATCATATTCGCAAGACGGTTCTTAGCCTTCTTGCTTTTGGGTCTGACTGTTACTCTTCTCATTTTGGATCTCCAGTTTCAGTTTGCGAATACCAGTAATAAAGTAAGCAAAGTCACGGGATTCAGTTACCCGTTTCTCTTCACCACAGACACCACATTTACCATTCCAGACAGATGAACAACCGACTGAATAGACTCCATACTTTTGCCCACAATCCATACAGGTGGTGCCTGCTTGCTCAAGGCGTTTGAGTAGTGCCTTCTTCTCTTTGAGAGTCATAGGGGTGCTTCGTATGATGGTATTATAAGGCATCAGGAGGCGTCTTCAACGTCTTCTGTGCCAGTTTCCAAAGTGTCACGCACTTTATCCATTACTTCATCCATAGAATATGTTTCTACCTTACCAAGTTCAACATCTTCCACCATTTGTAGAAGATATTCCAGAAACTCTTTATCATAAACATCATCTTCATTCAGTGATGCCCAGAACCAATCTCTACATTCCTCTTCTGGATCTTCTACTGTTCTGGGGAGAGCATAGTTATCATAGTTAGATGTCATCAGGTCAACCCAGATGCGAAATGTCATTCGCATACTCTGCCATCCTGTCATCCAGCAGTGACCAATCCAGTATTCAAACCAGTTCAGTTTCGTCTTCATCTACTTCCTCCAGGTGATCCCATCTCCAAGTGCGGGAAATCAAATCAATATCAAGTCCAAACTTATATGCCCAGAACAAAATACCCAAAAGACCATTACTTCCAGAATTTATTTGAATATAAGGCCAAGAAGCATAATCACACCAACTCACAGAGAATTGAAGAAGTGCCCAACGGTTTGTGAAAAATAGTTGGATATACCATTCGTGTCCAAAGTCATAACGATGCTTAAGATTAAATAGGTTCATTGTTCTTTAATTACACAAGATGTGGTACATTTAAGGTCACCAGAAGATCCAGAGACAGTAGATGTATGATGTAGGGTTTTTTCTGGCGTAAGGTTGTAATACACCATACCACCAATACAAACTCCAACAAGAGAATAAAAGATAATATTACAGACTTTCATTATTGTTTTCCTCAAAGTCAAACCATTCATACAGAGAGTTCATAACTTGTTCTACAATGCTGTCAACAATGGCACCCTCACTTGGATTTTCAACGTGTTTATGGGCACGGTTGTACCCATAACGGACACCTTCTTCCAGTGCCATCTCCAATACCTTACGGAAGTTGGGTTTCATATCACTTGGAAAGCGACTTAACACCATTCAGAACTTCTTGAAAGCGTTCAGCACGACTCCTGTGATGCTCTACATTTTCTTCAAGCACACCAACAATATCATCCAGAACAACATTCAGAGACGCATCAGTGTCAAAGTATTGTTGGATTGCTTCGGCAAGATACCGCCGCCGACTCCATTCCATACTATAGGGTTTGTAGTCCATAATCAGAGTGTATATGCGGGTATTATAAAGGGTTTCTCAGATCTTGTCAAGTCTTATTCTTTCTATCATACTGATGCCACTTACACCAACCATCAGGTGAAATCTTACCTTTTACAGCGGTGCAGGCATTAGGTTCTCTCCACATATTACAATTAGAGCATTTTTCATTGCCCTTTGGTTCATTCTGATACTTTGCTGTTGTTTTTGATGCTTTTTCTTCTTCCGATAGAAACTCTTGAAATGACTTCATTAGTCCCGAGTCCTCCAATCGGTTTCGTCATCATCACGCTTAAACCAATCGTGTAGTTCATCAGGGCTATCAAATCCTCTTCTACCAAATCTTTCGTGTCCTAAACCACCAATGTCCATTGAGTTTAGAAAATCATCCATCTCATCCATATTGGGATTTTCTGCTTTACGTCTTGCCTGACGGAGCATAGTCCCAGCAGACCGATTTGCTTTTGCCAACTTCTCTGCCCATATGATGTCGGATAAACTTACCTCTTCGTGAAGAACAATCTTCTCACAGATTGCTTCCAGTCTCAACCGATACTGCGTAGAGAGCATAAGAATTACCAGATATAGTGTTATTTATTTCTTGATTCTAACTCTTTCATTAGTTCTTTTGCAAGTTTATTTGAGCGTCTCCACATTGAATATTTTGCCCAAGGTGTTGCAGGATTATGAATCAACCACCATTGAAAAATTAAATACTTGTTTTTAATAATCCTTGTAACATAATAAAAAGCAGCAGCGACACTTTCATCCGTTGCGATGAAATATGCCACTACTGCAAATACGATAAACCAAGCGTAATAAGTCATCGTCTGATTGTTTTTAGATAGTCTAACACGTGCTCACGCACTGCCATCAATTCGTGATAGCATTTCTGATTGTGAGCACATTGACGAAGTTCGTGGTCTGGTTTATGAACACTCTCAATAAACAGATCAAGACCACGATTCCATTTGACTTCAGGAGTTTCTTCCATAATGTGTAACGTAGTTGTACTATTTAACTGAAAAACTGTTCAACAGTTGAGGTTTTCTTTTTAGATGCCTTAACTTGTTTCAAAATGTAAGACTTAGCAGTTGTATAGTTATTAGCAGTATGAACCTGTTGTCCATTGTGAAGAATAACAAACTTCTTACCCCAAGGAACTGCTGCCCACATACCATCCTTAGTCACATAACCATTGGGATCTCCTGGTTTAGGATTCAGAATACCTTCGTTTTGAGTGTTCATAGAAAAGTGGCAGTTGCACCAATAATTTTAGCATTTGGATGTTGAGCAGAAGCAACTTGTTTTGCCTCTTGAATACTGTTAGCATAGCACTCAAACCACCAAGTTTGACCGCCGACATAGAGTTGAACTTTGTACTTCATTGAAATTAACGCTTAACGACAGAGATTGCAGGTTGACCCTGATTAAACACGGTGTCTACCACCGCTTGCACCTTCTTAGCGGTGCTGATGCCCACAGAAGAGTAGACAGGGATGCAGACCAACCCAAACGACTTGGTGTAGTCTACAAGGGCGCCAGGGGCGATCCTGCCGCTGCTGAGACCCTCTGCGTCGTCCTTGTGCAGGCGGATCACCCGTCCGATGGTCTGAGAAATGCCAATGTAGTCCATAGACCGCATAAACAGCACTGCCTCCAGACCAGACACGTTGATACCCTCGCTCAGGATGCTGTGGTGCAGAACCACGAACTTCTTAGAGTCATCCTTACCCCAAGCACTCAGAGTATCGAAGAACACCTCACGGTTGACCTTCTGACCATCAATCACAGCACCAGTCTTAGACGTGATATACATCCAAGAGAAACCACGATCCTCCAGTTGAGTGCAGAAGTCAGTCTGAGAAACCAGAGAAACAATCTGCTTGGTTGCCTTAGAGCAGATCAGAACCTTGCCCACCTCCTGAGCATCAATCGTCTGAATCAGATTCTCACAGTCAACATCAGCAACAATCTGACCTTTAGAAAGCATCTCAAACTGCTGAACCACAACCTTAGGAGGAACGATGAAACCACCCTCAACCAGTTCAGGAGCAGGTACATTGCAGATCACGTTGCCATAAACGGCAGCGTCATTCATACCAGGTTTGGAAATCGTAGCAGAATGCTTAGGAGTAGCAGTGAAGAAATAGCAGCGGTCAGCATTAGCAGCGAAGTGCTCCGTAGCAGGGAAAAAGTGACGCTGAACACTGTTGTGTGCCTCATCAAAGTAGATGGTATCAACGTGAATATCTGCCTGCTGAAGACGCTGAAGAGAATTATAAGTAGTGAAGATCAGTTGATGCTTGTAGGCACGACGGGACCAGTTGTAAATCTCAGAGGGTTTGGTCGTGCTTTGATGATGAGTTTCACCACTATGGACGTGCAGAACAGCAGCAGTCGTGATAAACTCAAGAAATTCAGAAGACAGTTGCTCAGCAAGCAGAATACGAGGAGCAACTACTACAATGGTCTTAGGAGCATCAGACTGAAACTCACGCAGAGCATCAAAGATGGCAACATTGGTCTTGCCAGAACCAGTCGGCATAATTACCTGACCCTTACGATACTGCAGCAAGGCATCCAGAGCACGTTGCTGGTGGGGACGGAGTTGAATCACTGACCTCATTGCGTATAGGACTATTATAGCAGAAAACCGCCCCTGGTGCGACCCAGTGGACGGTTCTTAAAGTGTCCTAAAACCTTGTGTCCAACCTTAGCAAAGATATTCTACTGATTTTCTTGCTTCTTGTCAAGTTCGTCAGTTATTTTTTCAAACTTTTCTTGCCAAGCATTTTCATCAGCACCCCATTTATTCAATGGACAAGAATCAAGAATAACTCTTGCTTTTGCAGGAATGTAGCAACCACACTCCATACATTTATTTTCCATATCATCAAATCTTTCACAAGACTTGCAAATCTGAGTTCTTTGCTTATAAACATCATCAGATACAAATAACACATTATTATGATTTTCGTGGATATACTTTACAAGTTCCCAAGAAAAATTAGCAAGATTTTTTGCTTGTTGCCCAAGAGAAGGATACTGTTTTTCGTCAGACATTTTAATATTTTCAGTTAAAAATATTTATCAGGGGTTATAAGCACCTTTCACTGTGCTGGAGTTAATGGTGCCTGTTACAGAATAGTTTGAACCCGTAATTGCTCTTCCAGCAGATCCCCCAACTCCTGTATTTGTTGTATCTCCACCGTTAGTGCCCCATTCTCCGCCGCTAGCACCACTTTCGCCATTACTACCACTTGTAGAACCACAACCATTTCCAGCGCCCCCAGCAGCGCCTGCAGCGCCTGATAAAGAACCTGAAAAATTATTATATCCTCTTCCTGGTCCACCGTCACCACCAACACCGCCTGCACCACCAGATACTGTATATTCTTGGCGACAATATCTACACTGTCTATTTTGAGAGCAGCAAGTTCCACCCCATCCACAAGAATACGTTTGGCAACATCCACCACAGTTGCCATTATATCCAGTTTGATAATATCCAGCAGGGCATCCTGGAGCACCACCACAACCTGCTGTTTCTGTTGTGTTTACACAAGTTCCTGATGAACCAGTAGCACCAGTAGCACCTTTTTCTCCACCACCACCGCCACCATAAATCTGAGCACCAGATCTAACAAAAACTACAATATTATTTCCACCAGATGAAGCCATTGATAATGCTGCACCACCTGAACCACCACTAATAGTTGATGATGTTCCACCAGCAGCACCTGCTCCGTAAATATATCCAGAAACATCAACTGTTAAATTATAAGATGTAAAATCAAAAGAAGCAGCAGCTAGTGATGTGCTAGTAGAACCACAAGTTCCATTAATATACATCCATTTACGAATGTTTTTGTTTAAATTACTATTCCAAGATTGTGCATCAATATCAAAGTTAGTATCTGTTCCTGTTTGTGTGATATAATAATACTTAATTGTATTTCTAAATTGAGATAATGCTAGATTGCTTGAAGTAGAGATAGAAGCATTTTCCGTAGCATCTGGAACAACAGGATTTGTATTTGTAGTTGTGGTGTTTCTTCTTAACTCTGAGGCACTAATTGAACCAGAAGATGTCTCTTTAAAGTTTGCCCTTAAAGAACTAAAGGATATAGAACCAGAAGAATAGTAAGGACCAGCCTTTGTTACTGCGGCAGACATTAAATCCTGTTTTTTCTTTATTTATGAATTGAGTCTATAATTTCTTTATGTGATACTCTCTGGTTTTCAGATTTTTTCAGTTGATTATACGAATAATTTTCTTTTACCATATTTAAGATCTCATTTTTGGTACTTTTTGAATCTAGATATTCGCAAATAGATTTTTTGTTAAACATTTGCAGACCATTAGCAACTTGAATAAAACTATCAAGTGGCCAAAAGAAATTAGATGGATTATCTCCCAAACCAAATCTATCTAAGAACTCATTTTTACATTTCTCGTCAAAGTCTTTTACCCACTTTTTCTTATTAATAGTCATATATTTCCAGAACTCAGAGTCAGTTCTGTTAGTATTGTAGTGAAGACAAATAAAATCAACTATGGTTTCATAAGTCTTTAAGTTATTTTCATTAAATCTTTTTCGATTGTGCTCTAAAAAAGTTAGATTAGAGTTTAGTTCAATAAAATCGTGCAATTGTTTTACGATAATATGAATACCTGTCGATTCTAATGGTTCAACAAAACCACTTGATAAACCTACTGCCAAGCAATTACTCATCCACGCTTGATCATAATATCCAGGTTTGTAATGAATAATTCTGTCGGTCTTTAGTTCAACTCCAAATCGTTCTAACAACCAAGCATTGTATTTTTCTCTTGCTTCTTCATCAGTTGTAAATTTGGAAGAGTAAAGATAACCAGTTCCATAACGATTACCGATTGGTATTTGCCATATCCATCCATTATCTGTCGCTTCTGCCAGTGTATATGATGGAACTTCTTCAAAATCATAAGGAACTTGTTGTGGAATTGCCCTATCAATAGGCAAATATTCTAGGATATCAACCCACTTTGGTTCTAGATTTTTGATAAGAAGTGAACTAAAACCAGAACAATCAATATAAAAGTCAGCGGTTACGTTACCATTATTTTTAAAGTCTATACTTTCAATCTTATTGTCTTTGATGTTAATCTTTTCGGCAACATCATCTATGAAATCAATTTCATCGCTCAGTTTTTCAAACATATAATTTGAAAAATCTTGAGTGTCTATGTGTAGAGCGTGAATATACTCAAATTGTTTCTGTGGTAGGGTAGTAGTCGCTTCATTGTATAATAACCCACCATCATAACAATCATTTGGAATTGAATAGATTGCAGTAGAGTTATCGGGTTCTCCATAGAAAGCAACTTCTTGAAATCCGTGAAAATATTCTGTACCAGGAATCCAGTCTTTGAAATTAATTCCTAATTTTACAGTTACATTCAAATCTCGAATTAAATCGGCAGTGGTGAGACCCATAGCGTTCAAAAACAAATGAATTATGGGTGTTGTGCTTTCACCAACTGCTATGTTTTTTCTAGAAGCATCATAATATAAAGAGACCTGGACTTTATCGCCCCAGTATCTCTTTATCATACCTGCAGCAATCAATCCAGCGGTTCCAGAACCGAGAACAATGAATTTTTTCATAAAATCAAATATTAATAAAGGTCATTCCAAGTTGTGCCATTCCAACCTTGATGTTTATTTGTGCTCGTGTTGTAAATAATCGCCCCTGCTTCTGTCGTAAGACCCGTTCTTTGTGTATTTGTTAATCTTGGAGGTAAGAAGTATGCTCTTGATCCTGTACCTTCACCAGGCAATAGACCTGGATTAATTTTACCAGCATCAGCACAATCTAGTGCAGCACGAACAGAAGTTGTTCCAATACCTACACCAGAAGTTCCCGCAACATAAAGAATTGAGTTGGTCAGTGTTGTGGTTGAATTGAATTGTTGAATTTCATTTGTAATAACTAAACCAATACCAGTAGTAGAAGCAGCAGTTCCAATACCAATACTTCCAAATCTGGATGCACCATTTACGTTGAGTAATTCAGTGCCGAAAGAACTAGTATTGATTCCAACTCTACTGAATAATCCATCTACAGCTCTTGCATCTAAACCAGCAATTGCATCTGTTGTATTGATACCAATTGATCCGACACCAACTGGAGCAACTAATAGATTTGTGACTGTGCTAACACCACTAGAATTATTTAAGTTAGAACCACTTATAACGCTTGGTAGTGAAATTGAACCAGCAACTAAGTTTCCAGTGATGGTTACGTTGCTACCAAAATTTGCATTACCGGTAACAGTAGAAGTTCCTACAACGTGTAGATTACTGGATGGGTTTGTAATTCCAATACCAAAATTACCATTATAAGTTAGAGAGACAAGTTCATTATTATTTTGACCGTAAATCCAGGAGAATCTTCCCGTTCCTACACCAGAAGGACCATTATGTAAGTACATATTGATACTACCAGTATCATTATTAATGATGTCAAAGTTTTTGAGAGTATCACCAAATCTTAAAACTGCAGTGCTCTTACCAGCACCAACAGACTGACCGACGCTGATTCTAGCACTACTTGTATCAGATACAACTTCAAGTAGTGTTGCAATTGGTTTTCTAATTTGGAATTCTGATGTTGGTATTGCAGTTCCAACACCAACTCTACCAGTATTCAGGGCAGTAAAACCAGTTCCACCCGTCCCAACATTCAATGTTGTTGCGACAGTTGTAACACCAGCAGGTGAAGAAATAACATCAATAGTGTCAGTTATAATACGAGTCGCTGTAATTACACCAACGCTAATATTTGGAATTCCTGTAAGTGATGATGCACTTTGTGCGATTCCTGTGAGAGAACCAGTTACATTACCAGTTAGATTTCCTACAAAAGTTGTCGCTGTAATAACTCCAGAAACACTAATATTTGATGGTAACTTAGAGTTATCAATTGTTGGTAATCTATTGTTTGATAAAGTACCAGACTCAATATTACTTGCATTAATTTGAGTGATTCCTATACCAGAACCACTAAAGATCACTGCTGTAACAATACCAGTTGTCTTTACATCGCCAGTTGAATTAATACCAATACCGATACCATTGGTAACATCAGGATTACCACCAACTTGTAAGAAATAATAAGGCATCGTTGTTGCAATGCCGACAGTTCCTGCAGCATAGATGCTTGAGTATCCCGTCCCTGGATTTACATCTACCCACTGAGAAGTTGGAATATTAACAAGACCAGAACCATCACCATAGTAGGTTATAATTCCTGACGAAGCAGTGATAATTCCAGATTTGATTGAGGTGATTCCTACATTTAATTGAGTAAGAGTTGTTACCCCAGTTACAACCATATTTGGGGTATAAACACTTGATGCAGTAACAACACCTACAACTTTAACTGACCCACGAACATCTAAAGTTTCGGTTGGAACTGACGTTCCAATTCCAACCAATCCATTTGCATTTACAAGAAAATTATCTTCATCAACTTGGACACCATTTCGTAGGTTAAATGACTTTCTATAATTTGCCATCTTATATGGTTTTTAGTTATTTATCTGTGAGTTTTTGTTCAAGATTTTCAACTTTTGCAGAAAGTTCTTTAATTGCCTCTACAAGAAGTGGGACAAGTCTCTGATAATCAACTGCTAGATATCCATTATCACGAGTTGTGACTGCTTCTGGAAGAACTTCAAGAACTTCTTGTGCAATTACACCTACATCATTACCTTCTTTACCTGATTTTTCATTCCAAGTATAAGTATTACCACTAATTGAAAGAACCTTAGCAAGTGGATCTTCAATTGGTGTGACATTATCCTTAAATCTTTCGTCAGAAGTATAGAATGCAGTGATATCACCAGTTACATTTAAGTCGCCTGTAATTGTAGTAGTCTTATTAATAGCAATTGCACTTGCAGCATCAAGAATTAGATTACCAGATGAAGTATTGATTGTATTATCATCCGTGACTGCAATTCTAATATTGCCAAAATATGCTTCACTGAATCTCTTTGATGATGTGCCGACATAAGCACCAAGATCTACATCTGGTACAATTCCTGTATCAAATGTTGTTTCTCCAGAATTAGTAATTGCTCCAGAGACTGTCAGAGTTCCAGTAATACTTGTATTACCTGTAATGTTAGTATTGCCACCAACATAAAGATTTTTACCAATTCCAACACCACCAGAAACAATTAGATCTCCACTTGTAGTAGAAGTAGATTGTGTTCCTTGAGTGAGTCTTACAGTATTGCTGAAGGTTGATTGTGCCTTGATTCTAAGATCTTTGTTGAAATTGACTGGTCCATCAAACTGTGATAAAACTTGACCAGATGCGCCACCTTCAACAAGAAGTCTTTCTTTTACTGTAACTTCATCAAATACAGCACTCAGTTTTGATGGATCTTGTCCAGTTACTGTTGGAGTTGGGATATCGTAAGAAATAACTTCTCCACTAGATGCTGTTGTCTTAGTGTTACCATTAAATACATCGCCATTGCTGTTCATCGCAGTGTAAACAACAACACCGCAAGAACGCTCTTGAGATTGTGCTAAGAAGTCTTCTCTTTCAGTTAGAGTTCTAACTTGAACTTGTGGCAGACCAGTTGAATAGTTACCAGGTCCATAACCAAGATACTCAAAGGTATGACCAGATGCTCTTAGAATAGATGGTCTGCGGAATTCAACAGCAACTGGTTCAATCTTACGAATCAGAGAATTTGCATCGTGATTTTCTTGGCGAGTACCAAGAGCACCACGAATTACACTAACTTGAGTAGCATTACCACTACTCGTAACTCTCATAATTTCATTATCAACTTGAATATAAGTTCCAAGTGGCAGTCTATTTGCAGTTGCGCCAACACCAGTAATGTTAAATGTGGTTTCACTGGTGATGGTGGAGGTTAATGTGAAAGTATCATTATTGTAGAATGGAACTGTCCTGGTTCCGATGCTTTCACCACCTGCATCTGAAAGAGCATCATTTGCAGATAGACCGTGCTTTAAAATATAACCATTTGTTGCAGAAATAGATTGATTCGTAACCGCAGTAAATTGAGTTACGTGAGTCTTTTCAAGAACTAAGAAATCGCCAAGATTATTATTACTTGAATCAATGACTCTGAATCTATTACCAGCAATTAAACCGTGAGAAGATGCACAAGTAAATGTAGATATTCCAGTTGCAGAATTATAAGATGTACCAGTGATACGAATTGAAGGACCAACTACAAAACCATACTGACTTGATAGAATTGATGGGTCTCCAGCAGTCTTAGCAATAGAGATTGTGGTTGCAGAACCAACAGAAGTAATTCTGTAATAAGCATCTGATGTTGTGCCAGCACCAGTGAATTGAATTACATCACCAATGTTTGTTGAAATACCAGTGGTTACTACATTAAATCTAGCTGCGCCGTCACCAGATCCAATCTTGGTTTGATCAAAGTAAAGAGCACCAGCACTATAACCAGAACCAGGTGCAATAACATCAGCAGAAACTACTGAACCACCACTAACTACAACTTTTGCAGTTGCACCATTCCAAGATCCTGTTTGAGAACCATTGAGAAGTTTTACATTATAATAGGTTCCATTGGTATAAGAAGCACCAGCAGTCAATGAACTATAAGTTACAATACCAGAAAGACCGTGATTTCTTCCAAATGTGACTGTTGCAATACCACTTGTTGAAGATACAGAAGAAATTGTTAGACCAATACCAACATTTTTTAAGAGTAAGTCAGTTGATTCTTTAGTAATGCTCTTTTTAAGATCATTAGTTACAACATCACCAATTGGAAAACGCTTTGCAAATGTTTTTGTTGGGAGTGGGTTATCATTAGCATTGTCTCTATCTAACTGAGGATAGAGATCTACTGGCGACTGACTATACTCAAGACTTGTAAATTCTGTTGGGATTGTATTACTTGCATCTAGAACATAAAGATGATAGATACCATCTTGTGTATTGTAAATGTATGGAGAAATAACTTCGTTTCTGTAAATATAGAAGTTACCTTGAAGATCATTTCTTTCAAATCTTGGGAGATTTGTATCTCTTACATTTACATCATTTGTGAAAGTTCCTGGTGTATGTGCAACACCAAATGTATCAGTGGTTGAATAATTGAAGGTTACATCATCGGTTACAGCAACCTCAAATCTACCATTGTAACCTAAATTATCTTCACCAGTTGTGTTGTCAGTGCTTGTTACTTTTCTAACAACAACAATATCACCCGTTTGTAGGTTATGTGGTAGTTCAGATACAACAGTAACTCTATTTGAACTTACTGAGCAAGTGCTAATAAATCTTGGATTCTTATTGTAACCATAATCTGTGCTAGCAATACTTGTTCTAGTAAAGTCAGCATTATTTCTGGCACCAGTTGAACTTGATGTTTGAATGATAAATCCATTTTCTGGATCTTTTGCATTTGAAAGTTCTTTTGGAATTACAACACGAAGTTTGTAAAGTTTTTCATCCAGACTTCTTTCATCTGCAATTCTCTTCACATATGCCAGATCTGTTACAGATCCATATGTTGCGGTTCCACCAGAAGAAAATGCACTATAGATAGCATTTCCTGCATTTGTATGAACAAACCAGTTAGAATTAACAGGATCGTATTGAATTGGAGAACCAATATCTCCCGAATCTTTATCAGATACACGACTTAGAATATGAAGATTCGTTCCACCATAGATGGTAACAGTATCACCAAGAACAGCGTTTGTATATGAAGTAGCAAGTTTAATCTGTGTAGAACTTGTTCTAACTGCATAATAGACTTTATGTGCTTCTACATTTTCTGGATAATCTCCATCATCACTTAAGATGATGATCTTTTCGCCAGTTTGTAAGTTATGAGTTCCAATTGTGAGAGTGCTTGAAGCGACAGAAGAAACATCATAACTCTTTACAGCACTTGCAGAACCTAATGCTGTTGTAAAACCACTAGTTGCGATAACATTATCGCACATATAAATGTTGGCGGAGAATGTCGTACCAGAACCAACAAAGTAAATCTTATCATTCAATCTAGCACCAATACGATAACCCTGAGTCAGTGCTGATGGTGGATTATCGGAAGCACTAAAACCAGCAATATACAGATGACTTGAAATACCTACAGATGTTGTAAGTCCAACATCCAGTGATAACCAATCAATCTCATCTTCCTCAGTGCTATCAATTGCTCTTGGTGCAACAATTGATGTAATGAACGCATTATTATCCTTGTCAAATGCCTCTCTCTTGAATCCAGAAGAATTTAGTGATATTTGACCAAAGTTTGAGTTAGAGTTGGTGATTGATCCGTCACCACCAGACTCAGCATCAAAGTGCTTATTGAAACCAATCGCAAATACAGAAACGATTTGAATGAAAGCGTCATTGGAAATCTTAATGTGACTTGATTCCCAACCTTGACGATAAACAGCATCAGGATCTAAGTGATAGACTTGATCTGAATTTGTTTGAGATGCACCTTCTGGTAAGGATGCACCATAAACTGGGGTTACACTTACACCTTGATAAGTTCTTGAAGACTTATTATATTTTACAAATGCACGGTCGTCTTTTTGTAGAGAAACTGCAGTAAATTGTGCAACAACGGTACTTCTAAAACCAGATGCTTTGTTACCATCAGCGTGAAGACCGTTCATACCCCACACAGAACGTAGGGAGATGTTAAAGATATAAGGGGATGCACCAGAAACCGTGTCAGTTTCAATTGTTACCGATGCTGATGATGCACTTGGACTTGGATTAATATTTGGATACGATGCAAGACCAGGTAGCAGATAAGTAAATTGAGTGCTGCTCAGAACATTCTGAACTTTAGTTGAGATATTATAAGGTGATGTTACACCAGAACCTGATACACCTTTAATTTTGATTGGTGTACCAGCATTTAAACCGTGCTCTGAAGAAGTTGTAACTGTAACAACAGAACTTGCAACAGAACCATTACCAGAGATGATAGATGAAACAGTTATAGGATCTGCGGCAAATGCACCAACAATCTCCCATTCTGAACGTTGCTTGGCAAATCCAAGTTCATTTGTTGGGAATTTTTGGTCAATATCACGAACTGCATTATAAGCATTTGATACTTTACTATAGTACATATCAAGGTCAGTAAGACCATATGTACCGACATTGTTTACACCATCACAAAACTCAAAGCAAGTGAGTTTATGGTGAGAGAATGATGGAATTGATTGATAAGTTGCACCAAAATTATCTGGATTTGTATAAACTAGACCAGTTTCATCACCATCAAACAATGAAAATTGCCAGAAATAGCAAGCACCAGTAATTCTAAAGATTGCCGATTTTGTTACTGCTGAATCAGTTGGATTTGGAACATACTTTGGACGAAGTTTAGTCTTTCTTAAATCAAGACCAACAATAGATGTTCCACGAGGTACAACTACACCACCATAATAACTGTTAAACTTGTAAAGGATATTATCTTCTTGTGTCAGATCAAAATTAGAATCAAGACCCAAAGATAAAACTGATGAGGCTAAAACGCCAGTTCCGCCTGCTCTGGAAACTGCGTAAGCAGAACCACCATTATCATAAATTGCATAACCAGGTCTATTATCAATTAAGTGTTCGCCAGGAAATAGTAGAATTGTGGTTTTTTCTACTAGGTCATTATTACTTCCTTTGATATAAGAAAATCTTGCCGCTTCTAAAAGAGCTCTCTGAACTGTTTTAAATGGTTGAGCAAGAGAATTGCCTTGATTTGTAATTGCATCTGTTGCATCAAGGTCATTTGGATTTACATATAAAATGCGACCTTCAGTGTTCTTAATGAAATTATCAAGCTTGTTTAATGGCATTTTTTTCTTACAGAGCCCTTCTTATCATATATTTATGAAGTCAAATCTTCCTCATCATACTCAAATTCAAGGTCATCAGGAAGGTCTTCAGGATTCTCTAACTCAACTGGAAAGAAACAAGGATGTACTTCTTCATCTATGAGATAAAAAGAGTTTCGATATAAGTCTTCTGGTTCAAAAGTTCTTTCTTTATCTGCTGCTCTACAAAGATCGTGATCGTACAAATGTCCTTCTGGAAGTTCGTCAAATGTAAATGGAATGTGATTGATAAAATACATTTTCACGATCATACTGCCATTGTTATACCAGCAGTATGCGTGATCGATACGATAAGACATAGGACTTACTCCCATATCTTATATTTATTTTAACCTTACAATAGGCGAGGCGGGACTCGAACCCGCATGGGCGCAATGCCCGTCAGATTTTAAGTCTGAGATGTCTAACCAATTTCATCACTCGCCCGTGATGTGAGACCATTATAACTCAAAGAGTTGTAGTGGTCAAGAATGCCGTGTGTTTGTGAGACTAAATCAAAACCGTTTGATAGATGCCCCACTGGATTCTATCATAAGTTATGAACCACGGCAAGTGCTGGTTGTCGGGATCGAACCGACCTGTCTTGCCTTATGAGGGCAGTGCTTTCGCCAGAGAGCTAAACCAGCATTTTGGGCGAGGGTGTCTGACCACGATAATCTACGATTCAGCAGAGGGGACCCTTCGTTTAATACAACGTTCCTTGTTGTACCCAATAGGAACACTGGGAGTTGAACCCAGACTAACCCGTTATAAGCAGGCCGCTCTAACCATTAAGCTATGCTCCCTTGCGGTTATGATGCTTCGTTATTACACTCAGTGTGTATTCGCACAAAGTCATCATCCGCAGGTATCATAACTGCTGCCTTACCATTCTCGTCTACTATTCCTAAATGCTCTCCGTTTTCCACTCTTTCAATCAGTTCGTCAAAACGTTCTTGAAATTCTGCCACAGTGAAAACTTCCATTTTTGTGTTTTATTTAGTTATTGTCCTGACCATAGATAGCGAGGTCAGCATACTCAATCTGCTCAGGGTCAAGTTGAGCAGTGACAACTTCCAGCACGTTCATAAACTCTTGAACAGTCTCACACTCTACCAGGCGCTCACTGCCCTGGTCGCTGAGAAGAAGAAAACTGCGGGTGCAAACATCAATCACAATGCCTTGGACGGTCTCTTGTGCGGTGCTCATTTGGTGGTTCCGTTGATTACCCCCATATTATAGGGTGCCTTGGGTCAGGTGTCAAGGGGTTGGGTCAAATTATAAATATCAAGAATCAATTACAAGATATATGAGCAATACTTTTACTTGGTCTATAACAAATTTGATGAGAGAACTTAGTGATGGATACGTTTACAATGCCTCGTATACTTTAACTTGTAGTGATGTTGATAGTGATGGTCTTACAAGAGAATTTATTCACAGTGGAAGTGTAAATTTTTCTAGATCACAAACACTAATTCCTTATGAAGATTTGACAGAAGAACTCGTAATTAGTTGGATTGAATCAGAACTTGGAGATGAACTTACATCCATCAAAGCAGACTTGGAACAAAAATTGAATGAAGTTATAAATCCAACCAAAGCATCCGGATTACCTTGGATCTAAAATCCATAAGTTGCTTTTGTATTATTGTAAATAGCAGTAACTTCACTGTTGCTAAGTTTACGATTATAAAACCAGCATTCAGCTAACCTACCCTGAAAACCTCTACCAGTATTTTCAGGATCACCACCATAGTAAAATTTATTATTACTGGCAATGGTTTGAGCAGTATGTGTAAATGTTCTAGTGTTAGTGCTAAGTGTACTACCAGTTCCTCTATAAAAAATTACTTCCGTAGAATCAAGCGTCAGACCTACCAAATACCAAGTATTTGCATTTAATGTAAGTGTAGTATTGTATCCCCAAGTATTTGATGCATTATCATTCCAAAAATAACCAATTCTACCCAAACTACCTGTTGTTTGTATTTCCAATCCAAATTGAGTACCACTTCCATATCTATTCTCTAATCCACCCTGAATTGTTGTTCCAGAAGTTTGATATAACCAGAAAAGAATAGATGCTGCTGCATAAGAACCGATGGGTTTAGCAACATCGGCAACTTCCCAATGATTATTATTGGATGTTGTAAAGTAAGATGGTGTTCCACTGGTATATGTAGGACTACCAACTTTAATCATATAGTTATTGCCAGTTGGATCTGCAGTATAAGAATCATTCCAGTTACCAGTTCCGGAATAACTGGATGGTTTCCAATTTGATATTAATCCATTGGTTGTTATTGCAGATTTTCCATAAAAATCAGCAAGGCTGATAGTTCCACTAAGGGGAATTCCTGTAGTTATACCATAATACTCATTTATACCAATTGGATTTGAACCTCCAAATTCATTTTGGATATCTAAAAGACTAATTGCACCAGAAGATGGTAAAGTCATATTTTATCTTTGATTATATCTTTTAATGCTTCAATTTGTTTTTTCTGCTCTTTAATTGCTTCAATTAAAAGTGCAATTAAGTTTCCATAAGATACTGTTTTAATTCCATCTTGATTTTGTCCAACAACTTCTGGTAGTACTTTCTCTACTTCCTGAGCAATTACTCCAGCGTGTCTCTTTTCAGTATTCTCTAAATCTGTTCTTATATAAGTAACTCCTCTAATTTTATCTAATTTTTCTAAAGCATTTTCAATAACTTCAATTTTATCTTTAATTGCAATGTCCGAATATCCGATTACATTTCCGGTAGCAGTTAAGTCACCAGTGCTAGCATTAAATGTAAATGCTGTTGCTGTTGTTCTTACATTTGCAGTCTGGTTTGAACCTGCAGCAGCAACAAATACTGGATAAAAAGTAGCATTGGTAGTTGTATCTGTCGCATTAATTAGTGTTGATGGACCTGCCGTACCTTGAGATCCCTGAATACCTTGTATACCTTGTGCCACAAAAGCACCATTCGTACCTTGAGTGCCCATAGTACCTTGAGTGCCCGTAGTACCTTGACTACCTGTAGTACCTTGAGATCCTGCTGTACCTTGAGATCCTGTAATACCTTGTATTCCTTGTGCTACAAAAGCACCATTGATTCCTTGAACACCCTGTGTTCCTTGTATTCCAGTTATACCTTGTACTCCTGATATACCTTGAATACCTTGAGCACCAGATCCTGTTATTTGGTTGCCAGAAGCATCAAGAAGTTCACCATAAACATTTATTTGTTTATAAAACGTTGCATTTTCATTAAAATATGATTCCTCACCATAATACTTAGACATAACTTTTATCCACCCACTAAGTTATTAACTATACTACCAACGATATCTCCAACCAAACCATCAATCGCATCAGTGCCTACAAAACTACCTTCAAAAACTTTTTTGGTAAAATCCATTCCAAGCATAGAAATCAGATTACCGCTTGTGCCTTTAACATCTACTCTTTGACCATCTAACATTAATCTACCAGAACCTGCTTTGAGATTAATGTTTCTACCTGCTTTTAGGTGAATATCTTCTTCTGCCTCAAGCATAATATTTGTGGCATAAATGCGAACTGTTCCGTCAGCAGAGACAGAAACATTTCCATTTTTACCAATAATAACTACATCTTCTCTACCTTTTTCGTTATTGGTTCCACCAGATATTTGAATCGTATGGTCATTATAGATTGAAAATAAACCACCACTACTTAAACTAATTGATGATTGATTATCTCCACTATCAGTGACACCATAAATCTTATAAACATCTGTTCCCGACCCACCCATTTCAGGATTGGCAGTATCAATCCTGAAGTTTGGATTAAAACTAATTAGTTGTCTCTTGTATAAGTTTTTCTTTCTTGCTGCCATTTTACACTACACAATTTACAACTGTTTCTACTTCACCAGTGAACTTAGGATCGCCAAGCAATGGTCGGAGAATTGCCCCTGTTCCTGTATTAGATGTAACTTTGAGAGTTGGAAGAACATCCACAACATTATTTAGAGGTTCAACCTGATAGATACGACCATCGACAATTTGAGAATTGTAGGTATTGCCAAGATTATCGGTTACAATTGCATCTTCATAACCGTTGCCACCATTTTCAACAAGAACACCGAGAACTGAGTATTGAGAAATATCGCCAACAGAGTAATTCTCACCCTCCGATACCATATAAATGGAACTTACCTGTCCATCTCTAATGATTGCTCGTGCTACTGCACCATAACCTTGGTCAGCATCATCAACAATTTCAACAAACGGTGGATAAGTATAACCAGATCCAGGATTTGTAACTTGAACACCAATCACACTTGCTGTGGTATTACCAGAAGAATCTGTAGTTACATTACCAAAAATTGGAACTGCTGTTGCGCCAGCACCCAAACCACCAAAGATATTAATCGTTGGTGGGCTTGCAAAGTCTAATGCGTCAGTGAAACATTCAACAATGTTATTCAAAGCTTGACCAGATGCGATATAATTTGTCATTTCTTGTACAATATCATATGCTGCTTTTGCATCAGAAGCAGGTCCATACCCAAGAACCCAATTGCTTACTAAGTCCTTAAAGTTATCCATATTCTGATTGCAAGCAAACGTAACACCAAGATCAGCAAGCAATTCTATACCTTTTCTCATTATCTTTCCAACATTGAAATCTGAGAAAAATTGTAGAATTTCTTGAATTCCCTCTAAAGGTCCTTCAATTAATACTTCAATCGTATCAATAATTGTATTCAAAAGTGATCCTGTAAATTGCTCTGCTGCACAAGTTACAAATCTATCAACATTTGATACAACAGAATTTAAAATATCAGAAACAGCAGACTTCAAGTTATCAATCACTGCACCAGCAATACAACCAAATGCCTCTTCAAGTTTCTTTACTGGCACTACCATTGCTTGCTGTGCTGCAACTCCAGCAAGATGTGCTGCTGCTGGGTTAGCAGTTGCTGCCAAAACCTGAGCATAAACTAACTTATATAAAGAAGTTAATCCTTCTTTTAAAATACCAATTAAACCAGGAAAAGATCCCCCTTTATCTTTATCACCATAAATCAAATAATCAAATAATCCACCAACAAATTCATTGCAATAGGTGACTATTTTATCAACTGCCTTATCAATTTCTGCTTTAATTTTTTCTACATCACCTTGAAACTTTCTAATTTTTTTCAGAAGATTTCTAACTGTCCCCTGAATCTTATCAATCTGTTTATTTCTAACTGTGTTTGCTAGGTGAACACTATCTCCAATTGCAGAGTTAGTTGAAACAACTTGCTGACCAACTTGTTGAGATAATTTCTTCGCTTGCTCATCTGTTAAATCTGCAGGTGAGCGTTGAGCATCTGATGTTGGTTGTGATGCTTGACTTGGAGTTGTTTTGTTGTTCTTTTCAATAAATTCATTAAACCCAGTAAAAGGAACAAATGGTGAACTATAAGATGTACTTGGTCTTTGAGTTGTATTTGCAAATGCTGCAAGAATAACTGGTATCTGAGCATCGTCACCATCTAAAAAGAAACCAACAACAACATCACCTGGTTGAAGTTGAACTCCCGTTGCACAGTTTGCAGAACCTGTGCCAGCAGTGGTGGGAAGAAGTGCTTGTGCCCAGGGCAGATCCTCATTTGAAAGTTCTGCAGTGCTATAAGGATGATAACCAAGTATTCTAACTTTGTATCGATAAGACCATCCACCACCTTCTACTTGTTCTTTCCAAGCATTAATAGGGGCAATCTGCCCTATCCACCAACGGAATCCATCTCTACCAATAAAATGACTCTTAAGTAATGATTGGTCTAACATTTACGCTGCTTTATTAATTCCGAAAGTATCTCTGACTAATTTCATTGATGTATAAGAACGCTCTACATCAAAATGATGGCATAATTCCTTTATCATATATAGACCACTGGTTTCGGTGTCATACTCAGTTGTATCAGATCTAGAAATCTTAGGAAATCTACATTCAATTAAATCACCCGCTCTCAAATTAGTATTAGATGGAACTGTAATACTGAGAGTTTGTGTGACTAATGTATTATACCTCATTAACGACTGTGATTGATATTTCTTTTGGTCTGAGTTAATTGAGGTTGAAACTCCTTTTTCTAACGTTCCAACATCATAAATTGCCGTAATAATTCTAGATGGAACATCACCAAGAGTTCTATCAGTTCCATCTCCCAGTGGTGGTAGTTTTAAATCTTCACCAAGATTTTGCGACTTATTAATATAGTCATTTTGTCTAAACAATCCTTCTTCGTACTTTGAAAACTTGAAGTCATACGGATTAAAAAACATTCTATGACTTGCATACGTTCCAAGACGTAATTTCTCTACTAGATTTTGATTTTTATCTGTAAGATATTTGAGAATCTTGAAATCATTATTGACTTTCTTACCATCATTATCATAACTTACCATCGTTTGATAATAAGTATAGACTGCTTTCTTAGGATTCTTCTTTGGGTCTAACAACGAATCAATTGCTCTAAATTGAAATCCATCACGAGTTTGATAGAATACAAAACCAGCAGTTGCATCACCTGAAGATTCTGGAACTGCTTTTGATGCTAACCAAACTAGAACGGTAAATGGTTTTCTCATATTACCAATAAAACCATACTTATTTGATGACTTATCTAATGTGCCGACCTTATTTGCTTTGAGGTAATCTGCTAGAATCTTATTTACAGATTGATCAATAGATAAACTTGTTGGATATTTCTTTGATACTCTTGATGTTTCATTCGTAATTGCTTCTCTTGAAACTAAATGTAGAGTAAAAGTTTCTCTGAGTGATTGTGAAATCACATCAGTGATACTTGAAACATAAAGGTAATCAGATGGTTTTTCTGAAAAATTTAAACCTGGGTTTGTTGTAGAATTTCCTGAAATCTTAAGAGATACTCTTTCACCACCTCTTAATGGTAAACCATTGTAGATTGATTGTCTTTCACCATCTGGATTTTTTGCTGATGGAATTGTATTACCATCATTGACTACCTGAATTCTTGCAGTGATTGTTGGTGAGAAAATGTCCTCATAATAGTCAATGGAGATCGCACCAGTTTTGATATCAACCGTTCTTTTGCCGTCGTTTGATTGTAAAATAAGTTCTTCAAATATAGACCTTTGAATAGACATTATAGGTAAGTTAAATCTAAGAGAAGTTTATTCTTCATAAAGTTATTTACCAAGGTAAATTCATCCACACCAGAAGAAATTATATCACCACCACCAGCAGAAAGTATCATTGGTGGTGATATTGGTTTTCTATCATCAATTACTACAACTTTTCTACCTTTTTGTTGAGTTGTTAAACTTTCCATCAACTTACCAAAAGTTGCAAGTGATGCAGAATCAATTTGAAGTTCTCCCGCCGAGGTTGCAACATTTGTTGAATAACCATCTACTGATGTGGTAGATGTTGCACTTTGATTTCCTTTTAAATTTTTTCCATCAATTATAGGTTCAATACCACCAGGAGGATTCGAAGAGTAGATGAAAGCATCAACATAAGGATCTGGTTCAACTGCATTTGGATCGGATGCTCCATTTGCAACACCTTTCATATTTTTTGTTGCTTCTAAATGAAGATGTGGACCTGTAACTCTTCCAGTTTGACCACTTTTAACTAAGGGTTTTCCTGCTGGCCAATCAATGTTTAAACCATTTACTGCACTTGGGTATCCTTTAAAAGAATATGACCTTGGTGAGAGGTGTGCTAATCTAATACGAATTGATAATGCTGGGATAATAACATCCATATAATAACCATACCCATATTCATATTTTGCCTCTCTAATAACACAAGGATATTTGCAAGTTATATACGTTCCAACAGGCATTGCTACATCAATACCCCCGTGCATTCTACCCCATCTCCATCCTCTACGACTTGTAACAACTGCACCAACACCAGCACCAGATGGAACTTTTTGATCTTTTCTATATCTTTTATCTGGATCAAATCCTGATGGTAAGGGGGCAGTGGGAGTTGTCTGTACAGATGCTGGTTGAGATTTTACTTTTTGTAAAACTGGTTTTAACTTATTAAATCCAATACTTCCCGTATTTCCGGGTAAAACATATCCACTAGCACTTCTAAAAGCTCCAAATTCTCTTGCTAGTTCTTCACTAAGAGCTTCATCACTTATTTTTCCTTGCTCCCATTCTGCAAGTTTTCTATTTTTTTTCAAATATGCTATAGCCATTTTATCCTGATTTTCAGGAGAAAACTTAGCAGTTAAAGGAAGACCAGCAGCCGCTGCATATTTTTCAGGATATAACATTTGATATCTACCAATTGCTGCTGATTTTCTTCCATCTTTTAATTTTTGTTTTTGAAATTGAATAACCTCAGCAACACTCATATTTAATATTTGAGGATGAGATTCTCCTGGATACATTGCAGAATAACCTCCACCAGCAGATTCTCCAGAAGAAATTAAATCTAATAATGGTTTCCATTTTCCACTACCTCCTCCACTAGGAGGAGTTGGTGGTTCAGGTTTTCTGTCATAGGCACTTGGTTTTTCTGAACGAGATCCTAATGGTGGCACATCAAGAAATGGTTGAGTTAATATTGAAAGAGCTTCTTCTAACTGATTACCCATTGTCATAATGGTCCCAGATAATTCATCTAAAGACGATCTTAATCGACCAGAACTGTCTGTAAAATCAAATTGCTTAAGATTTAAAAAGGCAGCATTGAACAATCCACCAATATCAAAAATGAAATTTTGAATTGTTGAACCAAGTTGTACCATTACTGTACTGGTCTCACCTATTCTTTTTATAAGTTGATTGCCAATTGAAGTCCAAGTTGGTAAATTTCTAAGTACCCAACCAGCAGCAAGATAACCAAGAAAACCCATAATACGACTTGTAAAACTGGTATTATCGCTTCTCTGTGCAAGTAAAGCTGGACCTTTATATCTGGTAACAAGAGTGGGTGCTGAAATTACTTCTTGTGTATTTTTTCTTTTAGTATCTTGAATTCTTCTTTGCTTTAAAATTTTAATATTTGATGATATAACTCTTCTGTCTGCTCTCTTTTCAGACAAAATGGTGGACATTCCACGTAGTGTTCTTTGAGTCAATCCAGCGGTATATTTTACAACACCCAGTGTTTTTGAAATTGGAACTAATGGATTTACCGCCATCTTACATCACCACATTATAGTTGAGTTGTGAATACAAGACGTAAAAATTATTAGGATTCGCGGAAGATATAAAAGGAATGTCTTCAGGTGAAGTCATTACAGGTGCTTGCTGTTGCTGTTGCTCTGCTACCGTAGATGTGTAAATTACATCAGGTTTTGGTTCTGGTAACTTCAAATCTTTTGCAGGCGCTGGTGGTTTGGTTGGTTGAACTGCTGGTGGTGCAATTTTTGGTTGTGCCGTAACCTCAGGTTTTGGTATGTTAGTCATTGGTGCAGGCATCGTTTTATTAGGTTCAGCAGACCCAGGCATCAAAGAACCTACATTAGCAATGAAACTCTGAGAACCTTTTGATAACTGCTCAAATGTTTGTCCCAAGTTTAGATCAACCTTTGGTATTTCAAAAGTCATTCCACTTGTCTTAGCGGTATCAAAAGCAGATTTGCCAAGAGAAGAACCAAGAAAATAACCACCAATACCACCAAGAAGAGAACCAGCAGGTCCAAAAGCACTTCCAGCAGCAGCGCCAGTTACAGCACCAGTTACAGTACCACCGACTCCACCTGCAACTGCTCTTTGTGGTTTTTCTCCAGTTGCAATATCTGCACCAACTGCAACTGCTGGTCCTGCAAGACCAGTTAAAAGTTTTCCAAATGTAGAAAGTGCAGCACCACTAACTTCTGCTACTGCTCCTGCTCCCTTGGCAGCACCACCTCCACCTAAACTAAAGACAGACTTAAAAGCATTTGCAATTGCCTTGAATGGTGAAGAGGCAAGTCTGAATATAATATCTGAAACTTTCTTTGTGAGACCATTAATAGAACGAAAAACAAATCCAAAACCAGATCCAAGAGATGATAATGCTCCAGTTACTAAACGTAGAGAATTAGCAATTAGAGACTTAGTTCCATTAATAGCTTTGCCTAATACAGAAACTCTTGGTCCTAATCCTATAATACCAAGCGTTGAGATTGTTCCAAATAATCCTCTCAGTGATTCAGTTATTCCACTAAAAGTATTTGATATTTTATTTTCAACTTTTTTAATTGGAGTCGCAATAGAATCTGTAACTTTTCTCTCAATTTCAGTTTCTTTGCCAACTTTAATTTGTTGTTGAGCTAACGCTCTTTCTTGTTGTTCTTCTTGTTGTAATCTAACTTTTTCTTCAATTCTATCATTTTGAAGCAAAACACTAATATTCGTCAGACCAGCATTCAGTCCAAAAATGTCCGAACGAATACCATCAATTTGACCTTGAATGGAAATTAAAGGTGAGTCGTAATTATCCATTGGTGCTTTGCTTCATATTTTCTTCTTCAATGTATTGTTGTAGTAAGGAAACGTAAACTTCTCTCTCCCACGGAATCATATTTTCAAGTTCCGTCAAAGAGTATTTATGATGCTGAATGAGAGCAAAGTTAGTCTTGTAGTATGACGCAAGATCTTCGTGCGCCATCGCTAGCCGAAAAAAGATGTTAAACCCTCCAGAACAACTTCATTTTCAACACCAGTGTTTGGATTTTTAACTTTAAACTTATGAGAAAGTTTGGGCATTGTTTCAAAGAACTTTTCAATCTCTTTAAATTGAGAAGAAGTTAGTTGTTCAATGAATGCTGTAAGTTCTTTCTTAGTCACATCAGAAGCAGACCAAGATTCTTCTTCACTGTAAATCTGTTCAACACAAGAACAAATCATATCAAATGTATCATCAACGCTTACAGATGATTCTAGAGCAAAATTAGTTTTAATAAACTCTTGCATTGATGGATATCTCATACGAAGAGTTAAGTTTGCATCAAGTTTAATATCACGACTATGTTCTTCTTTAATTACAACCTTGATATCGTCTAGATTAATACTTACAGGAACCTGAGTTACGCCATCATCGGGGCAGGTAATTAGAACTTCAACATCTTCTCCAACAGACTTACCACGAATGTTGAGAAAAAGATACTCAATATCAAAAGTAGATAGTTGATCTACCTTTACACCTTTGGTCATAATGCAATTTGAAATGACCGTCTTTACTGCTTCTGCAATTTGCTTTGGATCTTCACTCTCCATTGCAATCACAAGAATTTTTTCTTCTTTTACAAGAAATGGACGATACTTAATTGTCTTTTTTATAGAAGGAATTTCCAACTCATACGTTGGCGTAGCGATTGTTGGTAAAGGCATAATAACCCAAAAAATTCAGTTAAAATTATTTATGGTGCTCTACGATTCCCTTGAGAGTCAAAGAATTGTTCGGTTGCTCTCTGGTATGGTGTAGCGTTTCTTCTTACAAAACGAACTCCGCCAGCGGCAGCAGAACCAGCAGAAATTGGGACAAGTGTTTCTCTTTCTGGTGCTGGTGGTTGTTGTGAAGTTTGGGTAGATTCGTTGTTGTTGTCATCACCTCTAAATTCATTCACACTATTTGATCTGCCTGCAATGTAACGATCAAATTTAAAAGTAACACTAACTTTCAAAATTTCTGAACTTACATATGAAACAGCAATTGGACTTATATCGGATGGGAATAGACCAATAAATTTATATTCAATTTGTTGATCATAATCTCTA